TGTTGTGGCCCAGCTTGAAATTGTTGTTGTGCCTGTTGATACAGGTCAGCTAAATATGGCGCTTGTAACGTAGAAGGTTCGCTTCTTTGAACCTGTGTTCCGCCACCGCTTCCTTTACTCATAGTATACCTCTAGTGTATGGTTGTTAATTCTTTACCTAATATGGTGTATGCGTGTTCATATCCATATTTTTCTAATTTCTTAATGAATCCTTTGCGACAAGCTGTTTCCATAGCAACGCAATCATTATCTATTGCCCATTGTTCTATGGTTTCTAAGACTTCTTCGCACCAATCATCTAAGCCTTTACCACCAAGAGTTACAATCCTACAAGTTTTTTTTCTAGGATAAATAACAATTTCGGTAGTTAAAACTGTATGTTTGAATCTTCATTAAAGATTAACCAAAGTTGCATTTCTGCATTGACTAACCTTTCGTAAATATCATCAATATTCATTTCTTCGTGGCTTTTATTGTTGCCCATCTCTACATACTCCTTACAGAGCAACCAAACTTCATCTACCCTTGTTGATGGTATGCCTGATACATAAATCATAATTTTGTGTAGTTTCCTGCTGCATTTACAAAATAAATTCCTTCTCCACTACCAGGATTAAAATTACTTCCATCAGCATATACAATATCGCCCTGTTTCTTTCTAGCAGGTGTTGCATTTTTGACTTCAATAAAAGTAGTAGGTGATTCTTGTAATGCACCTTGTAGCTTAGTTAATTCTTCTAATAAATACTTTGGTAAATCTTCAGGATTATCAGGTACAGGATTGGGTGTATATCTTGGTGCTTGTGCCATTATCTTTCTCCTATTACTTCATATTCTAAATCATAACCATTTAATTCAAAAGTAGAAGATGATGTATGTTGAAATCTTACTGCTATATATTTGCCTGTGGCTCTAGCATCTACTTTGTTTTGACTATTAGGGTTGTATTCTTGTGCCGATGTAAATGTATATGTACCATTAGGCGACATAGAACTACCAATAGATATCTGTGCAGTTCCTGTTCCTGCCATTCTTGGTGTTAGTTTTCTAACTTGTTTTACTGTATTGGTATTACCATCAAGAACTAAACCTTTTCTCTCAAGAGTCATAGTAAAGTTTGAACCTGCAAAATCAAAACCCTGATCTCCTCTGTAAAACTTAGTGTCTCCGGTACCTGCCATTAATATACTTACTTCTGATGGATTATAACTTCTCGCACCCCAATTTTCTGTTGTGCTATAAGCATCCCAACTTTGTGATTGTCCTGACCATACTTCTGTAGATGCACCTGGATTTACAATACCTGTATTGATATGCAAAATATCAGGTAAATCTCTAAAACTAAAAGCATTTTTTCTGTAGTTCCAAATTAATGCTTTGTTGCAATTTGTCGAACCTACCGATGGATAAGATACCCATATTTCATTTTTTTGTTTGTTGTGAGTTGCAAATATATTTTTATAATTAGTAGTGTCAAGATCATCAAACAATGTTCTTTTTACAATATCTGTTGCAACTGATTGTTTAGATACACCATTGTGTACAATTAAATCTCCTTCAACTACTACAAAATGTTTGCCATCAAACTCTACCGCACAGTTTCTTGATAATATACCTGTATCGTTAAATAACTTTTGAAAACTAAATACAAGGTTTCCACCAATATAATTCATCAACCATGTACTTCTTTCTTTATAAATTACAAATGATTTATTAAGCTGAAACCCATCAACTATAAAATCTCCTTCATCACCAATAGTATTTGTACCTGCATCATTAGTTGCACCTGCTACCCATGTAGTCGGAATAGTAGTAGAAGTATCAGACCATCGCACTTTATTTTGCAAGTCTGTGCCTGATTCAGTCATATTTAAAGCAATTAAATAATTACCATAAGGTCTTATAGATTTGCAAGTTGTATTAGATGGCCAGTTAGTTAAATCAATAAACTTAGATGTTGATGTATCATAAAGCTGTGGATCATCAACCCCATTACAAAGTATAGGATTGCCATTAAAAATTGAACCAACCCAATTACCTACAGTTGTTAGGTTTGTTGAATAATCTCCACCTGATGTTCTCGTTACATCTGCATTAGTAGAGCCATCGGTTCTGTATATTTTTGCAGTACCACCATAAAACCAATAGTTCGTTGAACCTGTTAAATTAATTAAAAAATAAGGTGCAACTGATGGTGCTGTAAATACACTATCATGTCCTAATATTTTTTTAGCTGCATTATCTTCAAATCTAGTGTTTTCTGTATGTGAAAAAAACTCCTTTGGTAGTGCTGTTGGATTAACATCTTTAACCATTCCTTGTGGCGCACCTACTTGAAATACTGCCATTATGCTGTCCTTCTCCACATATATACAACAATGTATGGTTGTACGTTATTGTGCGCACCCCCACCACCTGTAGCACTTGTAGTCATTGTTCTGCTTGGATTGCTATTATCACCAGCAGCAGGTAAATCTTGTTGCTCATCTTCACCATTACCCATAAGGGTTGCTGTATGAGTATGAGATGGTAATTCTGAAACAGATAATGTATGAGTTTTAGAACCACCAGTTTCTTGTGCTGTATCAAAATCACTATCGCCTGAATCAAGGCCAACCATAACTCTACCAGCACCAAATGCTGCCCATGTACCAAAACCTAGTAATGTTGCAGGGTTAGTAGATACTGCTGCATTTATATAAATAGATCCTACAGGATATACAGCTTGTATAGTCGTTGCTGTGTTTGAGCCGATAGTCAATGTGCCTGACAATGTAAGATTTCTAACTCCTGTAATATCTACATTGGCATCTGCTGTAACTGCTTTTGATGCTTGTGCTGTACCAAGTGTTGTAATATCTACATAGTTAAGTTCAGTAGTGTTTGCTGTAACACCATCGAGTAAATTTAATTCTGTGTGTGTAGAAGTAACAGCTCCTGATATGTTAGGAAATGTTGCTTTTAAGACTGTCTATATATGTTCCTGTTTCTAATCCCATTAAGATTTCTCCTTAAAATTAACTGGTAAACCTAAATGTGGCCTACCATCGTATTTATTTTCTTTCCATTTTTTATTTGAAGTGTCATTATAGTGTAAAAAAACCTGAACACATTTGTCACCATTAAAAGTTTCCCTCCAATGTTCTAGTTCACAACCACTGTAAATCAACATATCTGTTGGGTTTAAAATCACTTCGATGTTTTTATTCTTAGTGTCTTTTAACCAAATCGGCCAAGCATCAGTTCCTCCTAAATTTAAGGTAGAAGAAACTTCGCAAGAGTATCTGTCTTTATGCTTTTCTAAATAAGCACCTCTTTCATAAATTCTTGCATACGAATAAGTTGGCGATAAACAAATTTTTGTTAGTTTAGACAGTTTAGGAGTAAGAATATCTAAAATAGTTTCCATAGCTAAATCACCGTAGTGAGAATAAGAAGTAGGACATTGTTCGTCTCCTGTTTTACCCCAATCTTGATTAAATTCAGAAATATATTTTGTAGACTTTAATGTTCTTTGTACGTTTTTTTTTAAAATAAAATAATCATATACAAAATTAGCTACATCTAAAGGAATGGCTTTTCTTATTATTTGATATCTTTTTTTTTTAAAACTCAAGCTATCCCTCCCTCTTTTAAATTCAACATATAATTTGGTATTACTCTTAAATTGAAATGTATGAATCTAAATTTACCTCCCCTTGAAACTACATACTCATGAGGTAGATAAGAAGGAAACATATATAGGCTTCCTGCTTTTGGTTGATAATTACAAACTTTAGTAGCAGGAGTTATTTTTGTCTCATCTTTTTGAGGTAAAGCGGTCATACAAGCTCCTGTTCTAGGATCATGAAATAAAGGGTAAGAGGAGTTTTCGTTAATTAAAAAATAAAACCCAGACATATGACAGTTTTCATGTATATGTACTCTATGATGACCGCCACCATCTTTAGCAAATTCTTGCACCCACATACTTTCATAAAGAATAGAGTGATCTGTTAAATTGCATCCCCAAGAATCAAACAAATTAAAAGCTGTGCTTATAATGTAGTTCGAAAAGTTTTTTAATTTAGGATCATATCGGATATCTGTAGAATGATATACTAAACCAAAATCATTACCTTTATTTTTTTTAATTTTTTCTGAATGTCTCTGATGAGCTTCGTCAAGGTAAGGTTGGCAAACTTTGTTTGTTTCTTTTACCCATTCAGGTTTTTCTGTAGACCAAATAGGTGTTTGAAAAAACAAAGAATGTGTTTCTTTATACTTAGACATATCCTGGCCCTAAATTCCACTGCACTAAGGAAAGTCTAGTGCCTTTAGTTACTGGAGTTACCCTATGCCATGTATAGCTCGGAAACACTATAATAGATCCTCTAGGGAGGGCCTCACGAGCTTTTATGTATTCAAAACTATCAGGTTCATTTTTGGGTAAAGCAAATTCTAAAAAACCACCTTCATAATCATTTGGGTCAGATAACGAAACTGTTACAGATATTTTCCTAATAAGGCCTTTCCAAGAACCATCTGTGTGAGGCGCTATAAAACTATCAGTATGCCAACCATAATGTTCTTTTTCATCGTATTTTGTAAACTGACAATCTTCTGAATTAGAAAGATTAAAATTCCAACCTGCCATTTTATTCGCTCTTATTACATAAGGAGCTAGTTCTTTTTTTAACCACCAATCACCTATCCAAGAAATATTAGATTTTCTTTTTTGTAAAATATCATTTAATTCTTTTTTGTTTCTAGGTTGACTATGACCAGTTGTAGCCATTTGAGGATTATTGATAAATCCTTGTTTTATAATTTCGTTGCATAAAAAAGAAGAAAAAGCTGACCTAAAATAATAATAAAGTCTTTGATACCTCATTGCCACTCATCTTAAGAAGACACCACCCAAGCACTTCCGTTCCATTCAAAGTTTCTTGTATCTATTGTACCATCTGAAACTTTTATTGCACCATTTGTTTTAATCCATTTTTGATTGTCATCATCCCAGTCATAAGGAAGCATTTTACATATTTTAGTTTCTCCTTCCATGAAATAT